CAGGCTCAATGTTTCGTTGTCAGTGCTTGATCCATTAATTCGGTACTTGTTGCCACCACCCGAAGCAACAACAGTTACGGCATAAGTGACAGTGGTTCCTTCTTGTCTAATCTTGCTGCCATCTTCTAAAACAATGTCTGAATCAGTAGCGGCAAGATCTGATTTTCTAAAGTAGACCTCAACGTTTGTGTCATCAGGGATTACACCGTCAAAATCAGACCAAGTGTCGATTAATGCCAGACGATCATCAATTAAGTCACTGGTGTAAAGACCGCGAGCCGTAAGCACTCGCTGCATACGCACACTAAATTTGGCACCAAGATCAACAATATTTTGGAAAAAATACTCGCCATTTAAGAACTGCGTTCCAAGTAACGTGTCGATGTTTGCCGTAAAAGCGTCGAGATCAGGAATATCATCAAACGATCCATCATGGGCTAAGACTAAACCGTCATACACGCTGCTGTAAAACGTTTGAAATTTGTCTCCAGCAAAGTTTGAGGGCGTATCTTCTCGAATGACTTCAAAATTTAGCCTAGGAATATTGTCAGGAACGTTAATTAATGCGCTGCCTGCATTTGCGCTGCGTTGCAGTTGTTCATTTTCAAACTTGATTAGGTACTCGCCATTAAGCAGCGGTAAAACCGCGTAAGTTGTTCGGGCTTCAACCTTCCTCAGGCGAGTGCTGTTGGGCCAAGTTCCAGTACCGTCTGTTTTGCCTGAATGCCTGATAACAGCAACAAAGCTTTCTACCTTTTGACCATTAGCTGTTGGTGACCAGCGCAAAATAACTTGATCAACACCAAAAGATTCAATCGTCACTTCCTCGGGATCAGGAGGCAGAAGAACGATGGGTAAACCATCACTGCCGTCACTTGTTCCACCGACAGCAATTTCTCGATCAACTCTTGCCCAGTCGGATTGATGCTCGTCTGGTTCGGGACCAATTGCTTTTACCTGTGCATATAAACGTTTGCCAGGCTGCAGGTTTGAGTTGACATCTAAAAATGTATTAGACGTAGAGGCTTCGTTCCAGTTGTTGGCTTCGCCTACTTTCCATTGCACGCGAAATTGAGAAACAGAACCGGTCAGACCCCTAGACCAGGAAATTGTTGCGCGGTTCGTCGTATTACGACCGTCGTCAACTTGCTGGAACGTAATTCGTAAATCCTGCGGTGCAGAAGGTCTCGCCCCATAAAAGAATGGGTCTGGCAGATCTAAAGACGCACTGTCGTCTTCAATAACGGTGTAGATCCCATCAACGTGCCGTACTCCTACAACGCTATAAACACCGCCTTCCCCCTCTGCAACAGCCAGGCAGCGGTATTTACGCAGAACAACAGAGTCATTTTTAATTGCATAAAGCGCGTTATCAGGCGGAACCTGAGTAAAATTAGAACTAAGGGTTACTCGTGTTCCGCTAACGCTTGCAATTGCAGCAGTCTCTACCGTGCCATCCTTCATGACAACGCTCAAATTGTTGTTCGTTCCAGATGGCAATACCGCAGGCTGATCTAAATCAACAAACCCAACACGCGCACCAACAATTCGACCAGCTAGTCGAGTACCAAGCCGCATCTCATCCGACACTTCAAAGATTTGACCGGGCAGTACGTTTAGCCCTTCAAGGCCAACTGAGAATGTAACCGTGTCATCATGCAACTTTTCAGACTGCAAGACCCAACGACCCATACGTTGCGCTTGATATTTTGAACTGCATCCAAACGCAACAATAGACTTCTCTTGTGTGCCGTATTTATCAATCAGGGCTCTATCTTCAATAACAACAAAATTAGGCTTAAAGAAATTTTCTGGGTCGTTGTAGCTAACACGGACTCTGGTACTGCGAGTTTTTAGAGATGAGCCGTTATAAACAAACGCACCGTTAACAACGTTTGAATTGCTAAAGACGTGTATCGCTGCAAGAGCGGGTGCTGTACTACCGCCAAGATTTCCATGGTCAGCAGTAACTTGTACGTTGTCAGCTTTCCAAAAAAGCATCCCACGAAAAACACTTGCCATATCTTGCAAGACTTCATAGGCACCCACTTGCGAACCAAGCACCGTATTGATTGCAAAACGCGGTTCGTTCCCATCAGGCGTTTCAACAATCTCGTTGCAATATTTAGCTAACTCAATTAAATCAACCCAATTTAAATTTTCAGGAGTTATAAAATCACCCGCTCCATACCTTGTGTTGGTCAGCAAATCATAAAAACAACAAACTGGGCAAGTTGTCCACTCTTTGCCTTCTTTTAGGCTGCCATCGAATGGTATGTCAGAAAACTGAAGTCTTCCGTCCCGTCGATCATTTGTTCTTTGAACTGTAGCGTTTGAAGGAATTTTAACCTTTAAACCTCTGATGTCATAAGCCCTAGCAGGAAGCGTGTTGTATTCCTCTGAATCAATACTTAGGTGAACAAGTGCTGTGTTTGGATATGTCGTTCTAATACGTTTGCCGACAATAATGCTGCTCCAAATAAGGGTATCTGCACGCTTATTTGCAAGTGGTGTATCTTCTGGCAAGTCCTCAAGATCTTCAAAAGATATTTCAAAAGCATTTTCGGCGTCACCAAATTTTAATTTTTTGACTCTGATGTTGTAAGGGGCTTTTCTTTGGCCTTTAGCGTTTGCAAGGTAGATTGGCTGAGTCTTAAACTGGTACTGAGAGGTTGCAATTCCCTTAATTACATTCTTACTATCTTGGCCTTGCACTAAAACGTCAATTGGGTTGTAGCGGCCTTCTGTATTTTGTATTGCAATTTCTATTTTAATTTGGGCAAAGAATAGTTGGCCCCGTGCCAGCCCCTCTGCGGCAACGCAAAACAATTTTGGGACATTAAAAACAAGCTGAACAAAGGCGGCTTCACTGTCGTTGACGGCTCTAACAACACTGCCTGCACCATAATTTCGGCTGGTAACTTGATTAGACTCATTTACTTCTTCGCTATAACTTTTACCAACTTGCTCGTTAACTGAAATAATAGTTGTCGTTACGTCGCTTAAAAGCGAGCTTTCGCTAAAACCACTTTGAGTAGCCGTTCCATCTCTTTCGGCATAGCTTACCGAAGGCGGATTATTCTCCCTTTCTGCGATCTGTTTTCGAGTTACAAGCGTTTCGTTCAGAAAGACGCTCTTGTGCTTATCTACAAGACCTTCAATCGGTCCTTCGCAGATTGCATCAATAATTTTGAGGTTGGTCTTAGAGTTTAAAGCCATTGGAAATCAAGAATCGTCAAGTAACTTGTAGCCGTAGCCTACTAATTCAAATGTAGTTCTTTGGCGAACGCCAACTTCAATAATTTTTACGTCTATTCTTAATTTTTCATTAGCTGAGCCGTCAACTCTTGGTGCTTGAAGCCTGTGCCCATATACAAACTCTTGGCTGTTTTCTGTCAATCCTTGCACTGTTATACGGGCTGAAGCCACATCCGGCTCTCCGTCAGTTTCCGGCAAGCTCAACGTAATTTCATAAGTGATAAATCCATCAATTTTAGTGCTCCGCTCGCCAGCCACAAAATCACTCAAACCATTTGAAATTTTAAAAATAACATCAATTTTTTTTCGCTTGTCTGCACTCATCTTATATTTCAAAAGATTACTGCCTTTGTATTCAGCTTCTTCAGCAAGTGGCTGGGGCTGGCCAGGACCAAAAACTTTGCCAATAAAAACTCTTTTGTCATTGTTAGTGTCCGAACTTTTTAAAGAAAAATCGCCCCTTTCGCTCTTTATGCCGCCACAGTCTTTTAATTTTCTAGTCAAAGGTTCACTATTAATTTTAATCGTACCTAGACCTGCAGCCTGTGTCGCCGTCTGTAGAGCATCAGAATTATCAGTTACGTCTAGATTTGCAGCTATCAAGTGGCTTCCAGCCGTTACGCGCCCGTAAATAACAGGGAGGGTGGTTCCCGTTCCAGCAGTGTTTGCAGGACCAGTAAAGGCATAGGACTGATTACCGGATGCACCTCTGGTAATGCCATCCGGGCCTGGCCCGCGAACATTTGAGCCCCGACCTCTAGTCGCTTTTGGCAGTTGTGGCTGGGGCGAAAGAAGGCTCGACACTCCAGAAAGAATCAGACTTGCGCCGACTGCGCTCAATGCTGTGCCGATTGTTGTTGCGGTCAAAACAGCAGTAGTTGAGATGCCGGCTACGCCCGCTGCCCCAGCGCCAAACGCGCCAACTGTCCCAAATAGGCCAGCACCTGGCAGCAAGAACGAAGCCGCAACCAGACCAATACCTAGCAAAATCGAAACTCCTTCCCTCCCGCCAGAACCTGTAATTACTGGCACTACAAGTAATGGCTTGCTGCCAAAGGGCAATTGCAGCTCGTCATAATTCATTGCCGCACCACCCTGGATCACCTTGTATCCAACGCCGTTTTGGTGCGCTTGAACTAGCTCATTCTTTAACGCTGGATAGTTGATGCAAAGCAGCTTGATTGCATCAGCAGGCGTCTGCAGGTTGTAATACTCGTGCTTCTGGCCGTACTTCTCGCCCAGTTCACCCGCCAACAGAACTAGCTGCATGGCGAAAAACTGCCGCAACGCTTTTTCTATAGTAACGGCTCAAAGGCTCTAAAGCACTCACGCTGTTCATGCGTTGGTGCAAGATCTTGTCCCCTCCGACATAAATGGCTGCGTGCATTGGGGTTCTCGTACCAAGACGCATGACCAATAAATCATGTTGGCAACGATCTTCAAACAACACACGGTAAAACCCAAAGACTGGAGCGTGCTTCAAAAATATGCTGTCTGTACGCTCCAAAGACTCAGGCCGCACAAAATCTGGTAGGTCAATACCAAGCAATCCGTAATACTCGCGAAACAAGGAGTAGCAGTCATTTTTGCCGTAATCCCACTGACGGCCTAGCAGGGCTTGATAGTTAACCATTGATCATCTGGCACGGAATAAACGTACCAAGGAATCTTGGTCTGCGTACAGGCTTTTCGATCATGCTCACTGACTGGTGTCCCTTGTGGGTGTGAATGAACTACGGCTTCAATCGTGCCAGCAAACATCGCACGGGCATAGTCCACAGGATTGATTGCGAAATCTGCAGCTGGGTCTAGCGCAATGTTTCGACAAGGAAAATAACGCCCATCGACGACCAAGCCACACGCTTCGTTGGGACAAACAGTCTTGGCGTGCTTTACAGCATTAAGCCTGAAGTCTTGCTCCATAGAACCCGCCATAGGGCAAATCGACATTGCCACCAAACCTTTTTTTGCAACTTGATAAACGCTTGCCGCAAAT